ATCCTTGTTATCCCAGAGTAACTTAAACTTCTCAGGTGTAATAACCACATCTGAGTCAACCCAAAGCAACCACTCTGAGGTATTGTTCTCGTACCAGTAACGAATAATTTTTTCACGCTGCCTAGCAATCTGGTTTCCCTGACTGCGTAGAGTAGATGTAAACGTCAAGCCTGACTTGAGCATCACATCAGTGACACCCTGCATAAACTTTCCATCTACCATTCCATTATCGCACCAGGCGATTGATATTGTCTCTTGCATTGTCCCCACCTTTGTTATCTGCTCTTTGCTGTCTTCTTTGCAATTGCTTTAGGTTGCTTAACAAACTGCTTACCCTTTGCATTGCCTTTTGCTTTAGCCTTATTGGTTGCTGCTTTTTCTGCTGGCGTCAAAGATGCCCAAGCTGCTTCAGGTAAATATCTTTTCTTACCTTTAGAAGGAGTACCGTCAGAGGTCTTCCACTTCTGTGCAGTCCAGTCCTTTAAGGATTTCTGTGATTTAGCAAGTGCCATTACTTGTAACCTCCGCCTGCCTTTTTATATTGCACAGCAAGCAACTGAGCTTTACGAGCTGACCATTCTCCAGGGTCTCCACCCTTAGAGCCAGCCTTAATCTTCTTAAACAAAGAAGCACGCATGGTTGGCTTAGTATAGTTTCCTGCTGAATTAACTGTAGATTTTTTCTTGGGCATTACCACTTAACCTTATCTGCCCAATAGGCTGCTGACATTTTACCCTTAGCAATGTTCTTTGCATGACGTGCTTTGAATGAAGCCTGTCGTGCCGTTGGCTTCTTATCTCCAGTTACGCCCTGCTGACCAAAGCGAATAGTCTTAACCGTCTCGCCCGTCTTAGCCACAACAACGTGTGACTTAGTTGGGTGATTTGGTGTGCGCTTAGGCTTGTTAAAGCCTGACACTCCTGCTCGTTTTAGTCTTGGGTCTGTCATGATTGTCCTAGTTTGTGTTGTAGTTTGGCCAGTTGCCTGTCTTCTTAGCCTCAGCTTGACGCTTCTTCATTAAATCTTTAAGAGCCTTTTCTTGCCTTTGCGCTTCAGTCATTGACTGCATCGGAGCAACGCGGGGCTTTGGTGTTGGAGATGGTGTTGGCTTTACCTTAGAAGCTAGATAATCATTAATAGCTTTTCTACGCTGTGCCTCAGTCCACTTTTCCATTTACTTCTTTTTGCCCATCTTCTTCATGCCCATTTTCATTTCTTTCATTTTCATGGACTTAGATTCCATCTTTTCGCCAGTCTTGTATGCAGCTTTCTTTGCTGCTGCCTTACCCTTAGCTGTGTATGGGAACTTCTTATTTCCGACCTTTGGCATTATATTGCTCCTAGTTCTTTGAGTACTTCGGTTGATTTTTTATTTATATCTTTTGTCTTTGGCATTGTCTCGGAGTTGTACGCCTTACCCAATGTCGCTGACGCTTCATATGCTGCTTCAACGTGAGCACGTGTTGTGCCTGCTGGTTGAATTCCCTGGCTTCTTGCATCTCGGTAAGCTTGCAATTCAGAAGTCCATTTCTTATCAGAGATGTCTCTGGTTGCATCACCAGTACCTAGTTCAAGAGTTCCTATCTTGCAACCAAAGCATCCTTCAACATACTCTGGATGTGCCTGTATTTGATGTAGATTCATTTGTCCCTTACTGTGCTGTGAAGTTTGCCTCTGTCACTCCGACTCCGCCAGCAATTAACCCAGCCTTGGCTGCGTCATTTACTGTGTATTCGTAACCGCCACGATAAACAATATCGTAGCTAGCAAGGTCAGAGTCTACTGCATACTGAAGAGTTGAGTAGGTAGCACCAGACTTAACAACAGTTACACCTTTGCGAAGATTGGCAAAGTAAAATAATCTGTGTCTACCTGATGGAGCTTCAAGAACATAAGGTGTTCTGAATGTATAATTTGCCATTGTTCTCCTTAATGAACTTACTGATAGGGCAGTAGAGATTTCGGTAACTACTGCCCCACCCGTCAATCAACTAAGCGATTGATGAACCTGATTCGATTCGGTATAGAGCTTCTTCGCGATAGCGAGCAAAGCCTAGTACGCCGTACCAACCCATTGGGCGGTGACGCATCAAGCGGTCGACAACTGGTCCGATGACTACATGTGGCTCTTCAGCAACTGCTTCTGCAAGCGCTTGCTGTCCAGCGATGATTGTACGGTAGTTACGTGCAGATGATGCACCGTCTGTTGCGTTGTAGAGACGTGCAGATTCTACGAAGTATGCACCTTCGTAAGTTCCGATTTCTCCTGCCCAGATGCGGTCCTGTGCGGAGCCGTACTGATTTGGAAGAAGCCATCCTGCAGAGCCTGTCTCAGCACGAAGGTCGTGTGAAACTTCTGGGTGGATACCAGCCCAGTAGAGTGAGCCCTTGCGAGCAACAGACTTGTTAGCACGAAGCTTAGCAACAGCCTTGCGGATGTTAGCTGAAGAAAGTGTAGCAGCTGCTGTGATTGTTGCTGTTGATGTTGCAGTTGAACCTGAGTAGATGACGTTGGTTCCCTGACGAAGTGTTGTCATTGCAACTGAGTCGATTGAATCGGCAAGGTTGAATGCGATGATGTTAGCGATTGCTGGGTCTACATCAGCTAGGCTGAAGAGTTCCAACGCACGTGTCACAAGAACAGAGTTACCATACTCGTTAAGAGTAATGGTTACAGATGTTGGTGTAGACATTGCTACTGCATCTGGGTCTGTTGTTTCTGTGAGTGCAGTTGTCGCTGCTGAAAGGTCAACGTAGCGCTGAAGCACTACTGTTGAGCCTGGTGTTGATTGGTTGGTAGGACGCTTGTCTGCGACTGAACGAATGAGTGGCTCTGAGCGGAGTGCGAACTCCAAGAGACGGTCATAAGCCTTCTGTACGAGACCTGCACTACCAGCGGTACCTCCGAGGTTATCGGATGCTGTTGATACAAATGCCATTTAGGTTATTTCCTTTTGTAGTTAGAAACTATGATTTGGTTTGTGAACCGTAAATCATGTTGATAATCTCTTCTGCAGATTGTGCATTGTCGATTCTCATTGACATGTCTTCGGCTCTGTCAGGTGTTATTGCACCTTGAGTAAGGATATCTTGCTGACGTAATGCAGCTCGGTCTACCTCACTCGCTAGAGGTGCTTCCTTGGTAGTTTCAATTCCAAACAAGTCCGCGTTATCGTCAAGCCAGTTGTTCACTGACTCTTCACTAACATCGTCCAAATCCTTAAGAATTAAACGTACTGCCTTTGGATTCACACCCTTCTTTTCTAGGACTTCTTTAACGGTTCGCTCACGCTGCCCTTTGGATAATACCTCAAGTTGCTCAGTAAGTTCCTTAATACGCTTCTCATCAGAACGCTTTGCCTTCCGCAACTGCTTTAGCAGATTGCTTCCGTCGCCGTCCTGTGTCGGTGTATCGAGGTCATCGTCTTCTTCATCCCAGTAATTGTTGCTCATAGCAACCACCCTTCTCTCTTTGTTTGTAGTTCGCAGGCCACAACACATACTCGGGGAAGTATGCTGGCTCCTACTCTCGGTCTTTTACGCTATACGGGGCCGATAGGTCCGTCTAGGAATTTAGATTTGTCCTGCTGTTTTGCCTTCAGATAATCCACCACGGGCTAACCCTGATGAACCACTGAATGAAGCAACTTCTCTAGCTGTTAGCTTTTGGCGCTTACGCTGAGCTGATGCCAGTTGGTTAAACATTTCTTGTTCAGCAGTAGACTGGTCGTATGTTCCAATGTCTCCGTAAATCTGGCTAAGCTTTTCAGCAGTAGGCAAAATATCAGCAATTGTTGCGTAGCCCTTTTGAGCCATTGCTTCTGTAACGCCTTGTGCAGCAAGTTGTTCAGATACCGCTACGTTAGACTGTAGGCCTTGCTTTGCAGCGGCCACACCAATCTGTGCTGCAGCAACTTGACGCTGAATCTTTGTAATCTGCTGGTTAGGGTCTAAGATATATGCAGCAGCATCTGCTGGGCCAATACCATAGTAGTCCTTAAGTTGTGTAAGAATAGCTGGGTCAGCATTCTGAACCTGTTGTACTGCAATAGTAACTCTGTCTGAGAGTTCCTTAGCTGATACATCGTTAGCAATAAACTGCTGTACATATTCGTCAGTTGCAAACTGTGTCATACCGTAACTGCGCAATACCTGACGGTATCCGTCTTCCAAGTTGAGATACTCTGCTGGCTGAAGAACCTGTAGCCCTGCCTTAAGGCGAGCTTGGTTAGCCTTGAAGCGAGTCCTGTACTCTTCTGTATCTTGAAGGGCGAGAGTAATTGTGGCCTCAGTTGCTCCATCTACGGCAAGGTCTCTAATCTTTGTAGCTAATGTACCAAGCCCATACTGGTTGAATCGTGCAGTCACAACATCGATAGCGCTCTGACGAGCCATTGCTTTTGCCTTAGCTGCTTCTGCAGCTGCTGCATTTTGCTGAGCGATAAGTTGCTGCAATAGCGCATCATTTGTTGATGATGGCGGAGGTGTCTGAGTCTTTGGCTTATCTGGTGCTTTGTAGTTTGGGTCATCAGCACGTTCGACTGTTCCATCATTGTAGTAAACGCTGATAGTTCCATCGCCATTGTTTACACGACGAACTTCAAATCTATCTACTGGTCTAGTTAGCTGTGCAACAATATCTGGATTTGCATCATAATATGGTTTGTTAGAAAGCTCTTCTGATTCTCTAAAACTTACAAATTTGCGCTCTGCCATTATGCCAACCCCATATCACGAAGAACTTTGAGTGACAATGTATCCAACGAGTCACGTGCGTTGTTTGTATATTCCCATTCCTTTGTGGCACGAAGTTCTTTTTCGAACTGCCAAAGTGGCTTGACGATTGGTTTGCCATCAGGACCAACAGCCTGTAACGCTCTCTTCAGGTGAGGGTTATCGTATGTTACTGAGTCTGGGTCAATCTCGAGTACGTTTGCAATAGCTCCCTTATAGGCGGAAGCAATTGCATCAACACTAACACCACTGCGAATCTGGTCAGCGTAGCCAGGAAATGCGCTAGCTGCCATATTACGGATGTCCGTCTGAATGTCTTCTGCAGTAATATCTCCAGCGAATAAACTAGTTGATTTGCTCGCCCAATAGTCTTTGCCAATATAGCCAGATACGCCAAATGAACGAGCATAAGCCTGTAGGTCGGAGATGTCTCCGCCTGTGCTACCACCTACCGCACCTAACTTGCTATGCTGTACAATCCACTGGTCAACCTGTGCATCAGACATACCAGTATCGTAAGCAAGTTGAGCAAGTTCCGCAAAATCAGTATCTGACATGCCACGAACGCCTAATTGAGATAGGCGCTTCTTGGTTTTAATCTTGTAATCTTCTAAAAGTTTGGCGTATGCGCCAGGCTGCTGTGCTTTAGATGCAAGGCGTGTTTGAACTGTTCCAATATTATTCTTATAGAATTCTGTCCCATAGAATAACTGTTCGGCTTTTGTCTCATTACCAGCAGCCCACTCATCGAATACCGCTTGTAGTTCAGGAAACATGGCAAGCATCGAACGACTAATGCCAAGAGCCTTTTGGATTCCTGTGTCGCTATATGTAGCGCCAAGTGCTTCTGCAGGATTTGCAATTTGCATTAGATGCCACTTCCCATCCACTTAGTAAGTAGGCTATTGAACTTTGAAGTCTGTTGGAGTTCATAATCTTGTGGAGCACTCTTCTTAGCCTTCTCAGTTACAAGAGCTTCAGCTCCAGCTTGGGTAAATCCAGGTGTGGAAGTTGTTACCTTCTTCCCACCGATAGTCTTGGTAGTTGTCATGCTACCCTTATTGATAATCTTTTGCAACTCCTCCATACGAGCAGACTCTTCAGCCTCATTAGGTAAACGTCCTACCGTGCTCTTATAGTTACTACGAATAATCTCTCGTAATACATTAGGGTCTTGCAACTGAACATCTACTTTAGGTACATTTGGGTTGCCAGATGAACTGACTGTCATATTCAAGACATCCATAGGTGTAAGTTTTGGTCCTTGACCGCCAGCGTATAGTGCTGCCGCTTTGTCTACAATTGCACCCCACTGGTCAAATGCTGTGATGTCATTCACGTTATTCGCACCAGATTTAGCCATTGCAGCCTTAACCTTTGCACGAATTCCTGCATCTTTCCAGAAGTCTGCTTTGACAGTATTCGAGAATTTTACATCAGCTGACTTGGTTGTCTGCATGGTTGAACCAACATAAGCGCTAGATGTTTTCTCTCCAGCATAAACCTGCATTGTGCTGAGCGCACCGCCTGCTGCGAATGCTTCATCAGTAATGGCAAAGCCAGCATTCTTGAATTCTTGAAGAACATCAGGTGGTAACTTTGTTGCCTGTTTTGGAACGTACTTCCCAGACTTTTTATCTTCGGCTTCTTGGACTGCAGCTGCATCTCTTTCGTCAGCAGTATTGATTTTATCAAGCTGCTTATTGTATTCATCGAGTTGAATCTGTAGGTCAACTAAGGCTTGCTTCGCTAACTTATCTTTCTTGTTAGCATTTGCGCTCTGACTAGCAATATTGATTCTGGTTTTTAGAAGATTAATCTCAGCAGTAAGCTTTGCTTTCTTCTCTGCTCTAGTAGCCATTATGCACCTGTGCCCAAATACTTGTCGTAGATTTTATCTTGTGATAAGAATCTTTCATAAATGTCTGCAAACTCTACGTCACCTTGTTTCAATTGATTTACATAATAATCAAAAGCAAGCTTCAAGTCTGCATTCTGTACTGCTGTTATAGCTGATGAAGGCCTAGCCGCCAATGTTCTAGCAAGGCTGTCACGAATCTGTAAGTATACAGCAACTGAACGCCATGTTGGGTCGGTACCGTTATCATCCATAAACTGTTGGTTGTTTACAATCTTGCGCAGACCATTGACGTTTTTAGCTGTCTTTAAACCATCAACATCACGGTAATCAATATACCATGCAGATGGTTGTCCAGTTGATTGACCAGTTACTGGGTCCTTCTCTGTAGATAGAGAACGGATTGCCATTTCTTTAGCTGACTTTAAGTCTTCAGCTCCAGCTTGGTCTACTGAATGCAAACCTCGTTCCGCTAGTTTGCTATCAATGATAGCTGTCATGCGACGATACATTGCCCAGCCCTTGCGTGCTTCGTTAGCGGCAACTGACTCAGCTGGTGTAGCCTTGCCACGGAACTTCTCTGGTGTTCCAGGACTAATTGAAGTCTCTGACTGCCACCAATAAGCTGTAGGATTGAACTTAGCAGCACCGCTGCCACGCGTAATTGCACCAATCAAACCAGGGTTATCCTGTGCGATTTCTGCAATTAATCCAGAGTAACGCTTGGCATTCTGTACATCATCCATGGTTGCATTAGAGCCTGTAGGATTCTTGGATAGACTTGTAGCAAAATCAAAGAACTCAGGGTAGTCCTGAAGGAACTTATCATCAGCACCTAGCCCATATGTCTGGCTGTATTCATGCCACTTGTCAATATAGAACTTGTAAGGGCTATTGAACTGTGGAGCAAATGGAAGGATTAAGTTTGCAGCTGTGCGCATATTATAGTATGCGTCAACCTTCTCTTTAATTTCCTTCTCGCTAAGATACGGACGTCCCTCATCACGTGCTTTATGTTGCTCTGTAAGGTAGATAAGCTGGTATGTGCGTGCATAATCAGAGCTGTTCTGACCCTGCATCTTCTCCCACTGACGTCGGATATATGTAGGTAGTACAGCTGATACGGATGCATCTGGCCCATATGGGAACGCAAATCCAATAACCTGTGACAGTTCTGGCTTGTACTTCATAGCGTAGCTAGCAGGGATTGCAGCTAGCGGTCCAACGCTTACTCCAAATGGATTACCCTGGAATGCTACGTCAAGACTCTGCTTACTGATTCCAATTTTATCGAGGGATGTGAGTCCCTTGCCAATAATAGGAAGCTTCTTGAGTCCTTCAGGAACTTCAAACCACATGGTGTCTGATGGCTGCAAAGCCTTTTCCTTTGGAACCTGATTGCCATTTTCATCAGTTGCCAAGCCCATTCGGTTAGGTGCCGTCCATGCTAGTGCTGCACGATTAACGATTACTGGGTTGTTAGATGCAATCTTGAACCATGTCTTAAGTGCGTTCTCTTGAGCAGAGAAGAATGGTGAAACGAACCGAAGTAAGTGCGCCGCATTAGAGCGACGTTCTACATTGTAGAGGATTCCCTTTACGCCCTTTAGTGCGTCAGCTCTTGCTGCCTTTTCAAGACCGTACTGAATCTTATCAAACTCTTCACGGGTAAATACTCCGCCCTTGAGCTGCTCTGCTGTAGCGATGCGCTCTTTGATTGACTTCTGATATAGGTCAACGAACAGCGGATGACGTGCCCAAGCGTTTTCTGGCATTGAACCAAGGTACTTAAACAGTTCATTACGGATGCCCTTAGTAACTTGACGGCTCTTCATATTGATGTTCTCATCAACAAGATTACCGTGAATTACTGGAAGGTTATCTGGGTCCTTGACTGCATTACGCAAGAACTCTGGGGTAATATTAGATTGAGTAGTTGTTTCAGGAACAACAAACTCTTTATCGAATATAAATGATGGGTGCATCTCTGGTGGGATATATCCCTCAGGAACTTGTTTGCCCATAGTAGCGCCGACACTATCCACAAAACGTGGCTCTTTGTCGTTCTTAATCTGCTTTGGCTTTCTTCCGCCCTCAAATGGTCCAGTCATTTCTGACTTATACCCGCGTACAACTCTTACGGGAACTGTATCTACGCCTTCAAGAATTGCTGCCTGAAGTCTATGGTTGCCTTCTCCAATGAACGCAAGTCCTGTTTCATTATCGTACACAACCATGATAGGTTCGTTGTAGGACTTACCATCAAATTCTTTTGCAAATCCCTTACCCGTACGGAGAGATTCCCTGTATCCAGCTACAGCTTCGGCGTTTCCAGGTGTATTTCCTGGCATTCCCTTAAGTGCTTGTACCTTAACAAATCCAACAGTGCTTCTTGAACCTGGCAAACCGCCAGAACCGCCATCTTTGTAATCTTGAAGGTTAGGCCACTTGCTCTTTAGCGTAGCATATGAACCAAGAAGTTCTTCACGGATACCTGAATCCTTTGGTATATAGTTATCTACGAAGCCACGGACACGCACTACATATTCAAGTGCTTCATCACGTGAGATTCCAAGGCGTGAACGTAGTGCAGGATTTTCTTCAAGCCAGCGAGCAATGTCATCAACATTTTCGCCAGCCATAATCTTGCGAGCTACTGCAGAGTTAGCAAACTCCTCATTGATTGAGCGAGCCCAGTCAGTGTAGTAGTTTGGCATAGCTGGTGTGACGGCACCGCGTCCCTTTGATGCTACATTTGCACCGTAAAGTGTTGAATAGTCTTCAAGTAGTGCAGAGAATGAACGGTCAGATGAGTTAAGTTCACGATACAACTCACCATTTGGGCTGCCAAATGCGTCATATACTGTATACTCTACACCATTGCCATCTTTCATTACTGATGCTACACGCAAGTCGCCCTGAGCGATTGTTTTACGCTTGCCAGTACTGAGTGCATCTTCAAGAGTTGTCAGTGTTTTGTTATTGGCTTCATATGCTACAAGCTTTGTGCGTAGCAAATTTGCCTGTGTAGCAAGTCTGCCAGTAGCCTCTGTGTCCATAGGGTTGGCGTCAAGTAGTTTCTGAAGTCGTTCAACTTCTAGTTGATGTCCAGTAATTTCTTTGCCAAGTGTCTGTGTACTAGCCTTAACTTTCTTGTAGTTAAGTTTTTCTACCTTTTGGAATCTATCGATTAAACGAGTCCCAAGATGCGAATCAGATAGGTTGCTTACTAAGTTACGTGAGCCATCTGTAAAGTGGCGAAGGCTAGCCATAGCGCCAACAGTAGCAAAGATGCGTAGCTGAGAATCAACTGCGTTACGCACTGGATATCCAAGACGGAGTAATACTGATGACTTCCATAAGTCGCTTGTTACTTCAGCTAATTGTGAACCATTGAATGCAATAGCTTTGATTCGTGAACCATTAGCTTTAAGAACTCTATTTATTACATCAAAGTCTGCTACTGGAAGGAAGTTTGCAAATTGTGATTCAAGTAAAGGAACTTTAAGCATCGTTTCAGTTTCAGCATCCCAAAGGAATCCTTCTTCACGTGCTTCACGCATCTTACCTGTACGAGTAGTTGTGTGGTAGTCATAAAGTTTCTTAGCTGTATCTGAATCTAGTCCATGCTTACTAGCAAGAATCTGATATCCACGTTCTTCAAGCCCAGCAATTACTTTACCACGGGCTTCAGGTGATGCAGACTGTGTGTACTTGTTAATAACAAGCGCAGCTTCCTCACGTGTAAACGATGAGTTAGAGTTGAATGGTCGGGTAAGTATATTGCCTTCTTTGGACAAAGCGATAAGGCGCTCTACAATAGAAGTAACTTCGCGGATTGAGTCACCTTCATTAAGGTTAACCATACCTGATGGGCGTTCACCCTGGAGCCAGCTTACCTTGGAGTATAACTTGTGGTACGCTGTTGGTTGATATACATCAACTCGGCTATACCCAGTTGGTTGTTGATGGAATGGGATGCTACGTGCAGTAGCAATTTCTCTTCCAATTGCCTGTGAGTATTTTCCAATACCCTTGCTAACTGGTGCCTCTTCTGAAAGTTCGAATAACTTGCCAACATATTTATCGTGTGCTGCCCAAGATGTAATAAATTCTTTATCTACTGCAATTTCTTCTGGCGTACGAAGATTCAGCGGAAGCATTGTGTCATCCATACCAGATGCCATACGTTGTTCTTCACGAAGTAGAACTTTTAGCTGGCTACGTGTAAGTTCGCCAGATGCAATGCGCAATGGCTCTGCTAAGTCTGGGCGTTTTAATGTATCAAGTGCGTTTAGTCCGCTCTTGTCACCAAGAAGTGCAAGCATTGTATTAAATGCTTCTTCTTTATTCTTTGTTACACCAAGCAAATATGATACATCAGATGCATTGTTGCTCTGCTGTACCCATGGGTGGTTCATTGCCCAGATAGCGTCATTGTTAGCAAAATCTTCTGCAAGCTTATCGTACTTTAATGCTGATTTGCTAATAGTGCTCTTGAGAGCGCCAGAACCATTAGCTGCTGCAGCTTCTCTGATGCCTTTAATGGCGTCGAATGCTGTATCTGCAGCCTTAGCTGCTTTAACTGCTTTGCCACCAACTAGAGTTACATCGCCAACAAGTTGAACTGCCGTGTCAAACGAACCCGAAAGAACGCGACCATATATGCTGTCATTAAAAGCTTTCTTGCGTTGCTTCTCATCGTAGATGTTAAAATTTTCATCAAGGAATTCTGGTGTGATGCTATCAGGTAACAAACGGAATCCTGATGTCTTTCCAATAACCCCAGCTGCAGCTTGACCAAAGGAAATTTCGTCTTTAGCTTCCCATGCACGACGCCATCCTGAGCCACTTTTGTCGTCAGATTGTGCGTACAGCAAGGCAGCGCTCAAGGGCTGACGTATAAGATTTTGATTTGTCTTATCAATCGCAGCAAGGACGCCACCAAGTGGGCGTGTAACGTTCTTAGTAAAATCTATACCAGCTTGCTGGACTGTGTTGTAAAATCCATTGAATTCTTTTCTATCATTCCATGGAGCTGTTGCAATATCCCAGACAAACTTTGGAGCAGCGCCAGCTGCAAGGCCAATGTCGCCAATCCAATCTTTAGTGCCTCTTGCAAGGTCTCCTAAACGGTTCCATACATTCATTATTCACCACGTCCACGCATTAGCATAGCAAGGACACTACGTGTCTCTTTTGATGTCTGTGGGCGAGATTGAATCCATGAAATTACTGGATAGTAAGAATCCATTGTTGAGTTGAACTGAGCATTGTCAGGTTCTGCTGGAATGTTTAATGCATTCGGGTCATTTGGTTGGCCGTATGGCGTCAAACCAGTCATGATATTTTCATCAGAACGTTGCGTTGTGGCAGTAATAGGAGTTGTTTGCATTCCTTCTGCAGGTGGCATGTTAACTGAGCGAGGTTTAATCGGCGCTGCAGTCCTTTGTTCGTTGAGGGATTTGTTCATACCATAAGCAAAACCTGAATAGTCGCCAGATTGTCCAGCTCCGCCTACGCCCGAAACATTGGCAGGATTGTACTGCGGTCCGCCATTAGGGCCTCCGCGGTTTTCTGGTGCAATTGCCATTGTTTCTCCTACTTAGTAAATTGTATTTTAGTAATAATTGGGCCACTTGTATAAATGTCCCACTCTGTTGCAATCTCGATTGCTTTACGAACTAGCCTCTCAGCTTGCGATGCATCTTGTACATCATCAATACCGAGTGCAGCCATAGCTCCAAGAGCAATCGGGCTGCCAGAGCCAGCGTAGTAGATACCACGTGTATCACGGTCCCAAGAGTAATCCTCAAAGATAGGATAAACAGTTCCACGAATACTGACAAGAAACTGCGAATCATGCGAAGCAGCATCGCCGTCCTCTTTCATATCATATCCTGCGTCGATAAATGCTAGACGCATTTGCGGAATAAACTTTTGTGTCATAAAGATATCTAAGTTCTCAGCTGCTGTAGGCTTTGGAGCCTTCCAACCAAACTGTAGTATGTTAGAACCTCTACCTGCACCAGAGCCTGCAATGAGTGCTCCGTTGTTTTCAACAATCTTTTGTGTTGCCATTTGCATTGGTCGGCCATCTTCATCAGAACTGCGAGAATCGCAGCCCATTACAACCCAACCATCTCCTTGAATAGCAGCTAATGTAGTCATTGTCCCCACCTCTGCTATCTACGACGTATTGTACGAACGCTTGCCGACGGTGTTCCGCCGCCAGAAATTCCTGATAGTAAGCTCATGACATCAGGCGGTGCCTGCTCTGGAGCCATTGGGGAAGCGCCTCCTGCTGGAACGCCTTCAGGAGCAGGGGACGGTTGCTCAACCGATTGTGGAGCCCCAGCAGGAGGAACTGGTTGCTGCTGTGG